CGGACTGGCGAGGCCGTAGCGGTTGCCGGCCATGTAGCTGCCGGTGTCCTCGACGATCAGCCGGCGGACGCCGGTGGTGCGCGTCGTCAGCGTCGACTTCGAGGCGTCCTTCGACGCCTTCTTCTCGGCGCCGAACCGCTCGATCTCGATGTGGCCGATGATGTCGCTCCACTTCACGACGACCGCGAGCGCGTCCTTGTGAAGCTGCGGCGACATGCGCGAGTAGCTGCCCGCCGAGACGTCCTCGACGGTTTCGAGCTTCGAGTGCGCGGCGCACCAGATCGAGATCCCGCGTCGGCGGACCGCGTCGAGCTCACGGCAGAAGTCGACCCAGACGGCCGCGCAGTAGGTGAAGCCCTTGTGGTAGGCCATGAACTTGTCGAGGCTGCCCGAGAAGTCGTCGCGCACGACCTTCTCGCGGATCAGCTCCTCGACGCCGGTCAGGCCGTCGATGCCCACGGCCTTGAAGCTGTGTTCTGCGGTCGCGAGCTCGCGCAGAGTCTCGACGAGCGTCTCGTAGTCGGTCGGCTGGGGCGTGCGCGCGTAGTCGAGCGTGCCCTGACCGTCTTCCAGCGGGATCACGACGATCCCCGGGATGCTCGCCATGAACGTGGTCTTGCCCGACTTGGGCTCGCCGTAGATGACCGCGCGCGGCGGTCCGATCTTCTTTCCGGTCTGGATCTGGCTGAGAATGGACATGGATCTCTCCTTGCTTGCGGACTCGCTCAGCCGAACTTCGGTGAGCTGGGAATCAGGGCGGCGCGGATCGCGTCGCCGTCGGCGAAGTCCTCGAGGTCGAGCTCGAGGGTCGGCGCGCCGCTGACGCGGTGGCCGTGGACTTGGTTGTCGTAGGGGCGGCGCAGGTAGGCGGGCTCGAGCTCGACGTGCTCGGGCTTCCAGATCTGGCACGCGCGGCAGGGGCTCGCCTGATCGAACGGCTCGGTCCATCGCTGGATGCGTCCGCAGCGCGAGCAGGTATGGGTGTGCAGCGGCTCGGCGTTGCGCTCGGCGCGCTTCGAGAGCACGAGGCAGCAGTAGAGCGAGAGCGCGGGCAGGCCGACGACGACCCCGACGAGGGTCCACGAGGCGAGGGGGCTCATTGCGCGCCCCCCTCGCTGCACGCCTCGCACACGAGCTCGTGGTCGCACTCGCGCATCGTCGGCGGGCTCTCGTCGGCGGATCGGTACTCGTCGCAGACGGCGCAGAGGTAGGGCTTCATCGGATCACCCGGCCGATGCCGCGGCAGGTGTCGCACTCGTCCGTCACGTTGCGCGTGCGGTAGCCGTATGCGGAGCCGGGATCGCCAAGGAACTCTTCGTCGCGGATGAAGCCGGCGCCGTCGCAGGACCGGCACTCGACGCCCGCAGAGAGGAGTAGGTCCGACAGGTCGGAGGGGCTGTAGTCGCAGTCTTTCGCCTGCTGCTCGATCCACTCGGCCAGCTTGTCGGCGCGGCTGAAGTTGGCCTGCGCCCGGCGCCGCCAGTCGTCGGAAACCGTGACGTGCGCTTGGCAGTCCAGCTCAAGGGAGGCGATCCTGCGGGCCTGCGCATCGCAGTGGTCGGTGAGGTCGTCGACTGTCTTGCGGGCGGCGTCGCGGGCCTCGACGGCGGCCTTGAATTGGCGCTCGAGCTCGCCGGCTCGCGTCAAGGCAAGGGCGTGCGCCTCGCGCCACCGCTCGATCTCAGCGCGCAGGTTGCGCAGCTCGGTGGGGATCTCGGTCAGTCGGATCTCGCGTTCGGTGTTTGCGGACATGGCGTCCTCCTTCGAGGCCCACTATCGGCCACCTCGCAAGCCGAGTCAACTAAAAAATGCGGGTCCAATAAAAATAGTTGACGGGGCTCGATCGGGCCGGTTACGATGCCGGCATGAGAAAGACACTCTTTACGAAAGCCATCCGCCGCGCGATCCGGGGCTCGGGCAAGACGTATTCCGAGATCGGGCGCGAGGCGGGGCTCAGTCAACAGAACGTGAGCACCTGGTACAAGGGGCACATCCCGTCCGTCATCAACGCCGATGCGCTGCTCAGGGCGCTTGGCGTCAAGATGGTGATCGGGGACCCGGAAGGGGAGGACTTGGAACTATGATGGGAGGAGAGATGCAAGTGGACTATTCGAGTTTTATTCAAGCAAAGGCGGTGCGGGCCGCTTCAGTGGGTTTTGAGGCGAAAGACCTGAATCCCAACCTGTTCCCGTGGCAAGCGGCCATCGTTCGGTGGGCGCTCCGAAAGGGCCGCGCCGCGCTTTTTGAGGATTGTGGACTCGGGAAAACGATCCAGCAGCTCGCGTGGGCCGAGCAGATCCCCGGCAACGTCCTGATTCTGACGCCGCTTGCTGTGGCAGAGCAGACCGCGCGGGAAGCTGCCAACTTCGGGATCGAGGCGACCGTCAATCGGGACGGCAGCCAGTGCGGGCACATCACGATCACGAACTACGAGCAGCTGCACCGGTTCGACCTTTCCCTGTTTGCCGGACTCGTGCTCGACGAGTCGTCGATCCTCAAGAGCCAGACTGGAAAGATCCGGACTGCCATCATCGAGGGTGCGGCCTGCATCCCGTACCGGCTGGCGTGTACCGCGACGCCGGCCCCGAACGATCACACCGAGCTGGGCAATCATGCCGAGTTTCTGGGCGTGATGTCGACGATGGAGATGCTGGCCCGCTTCTTCGTCCACGATGCGGCTAAGACGCAGGACTGGCGACTCAAGGGGCACGCGAAGAGCGATTTCTGGTCATGGGTCGCGTCGTGGGCCGTCATGATCCAGAAGCCGTCCGACATCGGATACGACGATGCGGGATTCAACCTGCCTTCGCTCGAGTTCATCGAGCATCACATCACGACCGATATCGTGCAGGAGGGTGAGCTTTTTGCCCTTCCCGTGCTCGACATCAACTCGCAGCGGCAGGCTCGAAAAAAGACTATGAGCCGCCGAGTCGAGCGGGTGGCCGAGCTCGCGAATGCGGACGACGAGGCTTGGCTCGTGTGGGCCGAGCTTAACGACGAAGGTGACATGCTCACCGAGTCTATCCGGGGCGCCGTTCAGGTCGCTGGGTCGGATTCAGAGGACGATAAGCGTTCTCGGCTGATTGGGTTCTCGGACGGTACGCATCGAGCCCTCGTCACCAAGCCGAAGATCGCTGGCTTCGGCATGAACTGGCAGCATTGCCACAACATCGCCTACGTCGGTCTGTCCCACTCGTGGGAGCAGTTCTATCAGACGGTGCGAAGGTGCTGGAGGTTCGGCCAGAAGGAGGCTGTTCGAGTGCACATCGTATCGACCGACATCGAGGCGGCGGTACTCCGAAACATTCAAAAGAAGCAGGCCGCGGCGGACGAGATGGCCCGCGAGATGGTCGGCATGATGAGGGAAACGATGATCGAAGAGATCGGCGGACAATCGGAACGGCTCGACACGATCGAAACGGGCGCGGTTCGGACGGGTGACGGATGGACGATGCACCATGGCGATTGCGTAGAGGTGCTGCGGAAGATGGACGACGAGAGCATCGGGTACTCGGTGTTTTCCCCTCCCTTCGCGTCGCTCTACACCTACACCGACGACGCTCGAGACATGGGCAACTGCACCGATGAGGATGAATTCTTCGATCACTTCAAATTCCTGATCCCGGAGCTTTACCGGGTGACGAAGCCTGGCCGGCTCGTTTCGTTTCACTGCATGGATCTTCCCTCGTCAAAGGCCCGCGACGGATTCATCGGGCTGAAGGACTTTCGCGGGATGCTGATTCGCGCGTTCGAGGATGCGGGCTGGATTCTGCATTCGCAGGTGTGCATCTGGAAGGACCCCGTTACCGCGATGCAGCGTACGAAGGCGCTTGGACTGCTCCACAAGCAGATCAAGAAGGATTCGTGCCTCTCTCGGCAGGGCATTCCGGACTACCTCGTCACGATGCGCAAGCCGGGCGAAAACCTCGAGCGCGTGTCGCACACGTCCGAAGAGTTCCCTGTGTCGCTGTGGCAGCGGTACGCATCGCCCGTTTGGATGGACATCAACCCGAGCGACACGCTGCAATTCCGCAGCGCACGCGACCACGAGGACGAGCGGCACATCTGTCCGCTTCAGATCGAGGTGATTCGCCGCGCGCTCAAGCTGTGGAGCAACCCCGGAGATCTCGTGCTCTCGCCATTTGCCGGCATCGGATCAGAGGGCGTCGTATCTCTCGATTGCGGTCGGCGATTCGTCGGGGCCGAGCTGAAGCCCAGCTATTTCAAGGCGGCGTGCGAGAACCTTTCCGTAGCCAGCGGGCAGGGGAGGCTTTTCTAATGACGAAGAAGGACGCCAAGCTCGTCGCCAAGGCCATCCAAGACGAAGCCGACGAATCATCCCGCAAGTACGGCTGGTTCACGTCGACGCACGAAGCTTATGGCGTACTCGCCGAGGAGGTGGCCGAACTGCTCGATGCGATTCGGGCCAACAAGCGGTTTTCAGTCCAGCGTGAAGCGATCCAAGTTGCCGCGGTGGCGATGCGGCTGGCTCAGCAGCTCGAGTGCGCCGGGGACGACTTCCTTGTGCGCAGCGCAATGAAGTAGGGCACCCGATGACAGAAACCGTCGATTCCACCTTCGGCGCCGATCGCCACGATCACACGCGCCGCGGCCTCTACGACGAGCTGGCCAACGAGGTGATCCGCGATGCCTTCAACTGCCTTCGGCTCGCCGAGGGCTTCGTGGAGCGCAACGTGACCCGTATTCGCGCGCTCGACCCGCACCCGAAGAGCAGGCCTCGAAAGGCGGCGCTGTTCGGCAACGAGCTCGACGCCATCATGGGCCAGATCCATCGCGACTCGGCGTGGTTCGGGTCGAAGAACTACGCGATGTGGACACACTTTGTCGACCTGGACCCCGAGATGATGGAACGGGAGTACATTCGGCGGGCTGAGGTGCTGATTGAGCGGGTCGCCGAACTTCGCGCGGGTTGAATGGGGCGGCGGATTCGGGTATGGTGAGGGGGCGAGGTCGTGGAGTTCTGATGGATAACTGCGTTCCTGAAACAGTTCATATCGTGAACCCTCGGCCTCGCATCCGTTGGTCACGTACCCGCCCGGTCTGGAGCAATCCCGGCCGGGCGGCTCTGTTTTTGGGGCACGACCGATGAAGCTCACCGCAACGCGCAGTCCTAAATTTCGCCGACTCATGCAAGCGACTGGCCTCAGCCGGGCTGAAACGGTCGGGACTCTTGAGCTCCTATGGCTTTTCACGATGGAGCAGTCACCGTCCGGCGATGTCGGACGATGGGGGGACATGGATCTCGAGGCCGAGATGGACTGGCGCGGAGAGCCCGGCGAGCTGGTGTCGGCGCTGGTCGATGCTGGGTGGATCGACCGCTGCGGTACCCACCGTTTGGTGATCCATGACTGGGCCGACCACCTCCCGGATTTCCTTCAAAAACGGGTAGATAGGGGCACTTTGAAGATTGCCACAGTCAGCCCGTGTCCGGACGATGGCACCCGCCGTCCGCCGTCGTCCGCCAACGGGGGCATTAGGGAAGGGAAGCCAAGGGAAGCCAAGCAAAGGGAAGGGGAGCGAAGCGAAGTAAAGACACCGCCCGCTCCGCGGTCGTGTGTGTGTCCCGACGAGCTCTCCGGTGACCAGTCGATTCGGGCTTTGGAGTGGGCAGCCGGAAAAGGATTCACGGGCGAGCAGCTCGCGTACGCATGGGATCGGGTCCGGGATTGGTCCCACTCCAAGCAGACCAAGCGCACCGACTGGCTCGCCACGCTCCGCAACGCGATGACCGACGGGTGGGCCCTCAAGGGCTACGGCCAGAGTCCGACCGGCGAGGTTGAATCCCCCGCGCAGGCCAAGGCCCGCCGGACCAAGGAAGCGGGGGCCAAGGCGTACGAAATGATCCAAGCCAGCAAGCAGCAGCTCGGGCTGGTCCAGATCGAAGGGGGAAGGCGATGACAGACGAGCAGATCCGAATCACGGCCCTGACTGAGATGTTCCTCGGCCTCGGTCACGAGCCGACGCCCGAGCGGATCGCGTACTACGCGCGGCTGCTCGTCAACGTGCCGACGCGATACATCCGCGTCGCCTGCGATCACGCGGTCGTCAAGTCGAAGTCTGGATTCCCTCCCAGTCCCGGAGAGATTATTGACCAAGCCGAACGCATCCACCGCGAGCTCGTCGTCGCTCAAAGGCTCGAGGCCCGCGCGTCAGACCGCGATGCGGCGATTGCCGAGGCAACCGAATCACCCGAGGAAGTGGGCCGCTTGATCGACATGGCCCTCAGGAGGGAACGCGCGTGAACTTCCGCACATCACTAGCCGCCCAGTCCGCCAAGCGCCGAGTCCACACGCCCGAGCAGATCGCAGCCCTCAAGGCGGATCTTGAGGCCGGGATGCCCGAACGCGAGGCGGCCCGCAAGCATGGCCTGTCGCGCTGGATCGTGCGCGACGTGAAGGATCGTCATTCGTGGCGAGGGGTGGAGGCGAAGCAGTCGTGACGATTGTGCTTCTCGCACTCTGGATCGTAGTGGCGCTGTGCGCCGAGGAGGGGAACCGATGACCGACGACGAAATCTGGCACCAGTCGACCGTGATGGAGCGGTGCGAGATCCTGCGGAGCAGGCTGGACTCGCTCGACACAGGACCGGGGATAAAGCTCGGTCGGTTCGATTCCGTTCAGTTCGCGCCGTCAGACTACGTGAACGCTGAGATGGTCGAACGCTGGAAGCGGATCGAGGCGGCGGCGAAACGTGTCTGCGATGAAGACTGGACCGGGTTTGACGACGATCAGCGAACCGTCATCAGTGTGCTGCGAGCGGAGTGCGGCTGGTGAGCATCAACCGATTCGACGCCGCCGTGGACTTGAATCAAAAAGCCATCGTGGACGCGCTTCGCAAAGTCGGCGCCAAGGTCGAGATCATCCGCAAGCCGCTCGACCTTCTCGTCGGGTTCAACCGGCGGACCTACATCCTCGAGGTCAAGCAGGTCAAGGGCCGCATCAGTCAGGGCCAGGAGGACTTCATCCGCGAATGGCCGGGTGACATCGCCTGCGTCGTCCGCTCCGCCTCCGAAGCGCTGGCCGTCATCGGCTGCGAGACGAGGGGCGTTGAGATCGGCCCGCGCGTGATGACGAGCCCGTGGCTCGATGGGACGGGGGGTGGCGCGTGATGGCTTCGCTCGGCCGGCGACTGAAACACACGCTGCGGGGCCGTAGGCCGAGAGCCTGCAAGCTCGACGAGTCCACCGTCGCCGCTGTCAAGCGGGACCTCGCGAGCGGCATGACCCAGAAAACCGCAGCCAAGAAGTACCGGATCGCACGGCAGACGGTCGGCAGCATCTCGACCGGGCTCACCTGGGGGTGGGTCCAGCCCTTGCCGGAAGGCGAAGGCCATGCCATGACGCTGGGTGGATAGCTTGGGAGACACGATGCCCGAACTCGCAGCACAGATCACCGCACCGGAATCCGTACCGCAGACCGAGCCGACTTGCGATCACTGCGGGTCGGCCATCATGCTTTTGCCCATTGACCGGGACTGCTGCCACCGGCACACCGCCGACATCCACGCCCTCGGGCTCGACTCGGCGCGGCAAACGGGGCGGTACGTCATCTGGCTGACGAAACGCATGGCGATTCTCGAGGAGCGGATCATGGAGCTCGAAACGAGGCCGCGGAAGGGGAAGGCGTAGGTGCCGGCTTCGGTCTACACGCCAGAGCTCGCTGACGAGATCGTGGAGCGCGTCTCTCAGGGTGAGCCATTGGCACAGGTCTGCCGCGATGAGCATATGCCGGGGCTCAGGACGGTCTACGACTGGATGGACCGCGACGACGCACTATCCGCACGCATCGCGCGCGCGCGCGTAGTCGGGTACGACATGATCGCAGTCGACGCGATGCGAATCGCCGACACCGTGATCGAGGGCGTCGAAACCGAGGAGACCGAGAACGGCATCAAGGTCAAGCGGGGCGATATGCTGGGGCACCGCAAGCTCCAGGTCGAGACGCGCCTCAAGCTGCTCGCGAAGTGGGACCCCAAGCGGTACGGCGAGCGGGTGGCGCACGATGTCGGCGGCCAGCCCGGCAACCCCCTGAAGACCGAAGCCGTCTCCGTCAGCGTCGACCCCGACTCACTCCCCGCCGATGATCGCGCCGCGCTGATTCGCATCCTGCACCGCAACTTGCAGGGTGCCTCGTGAGCGCAGCCGTCGACATCACCCCCTACGCCCTTGCGCTGTCCCCCGCGTGGCGCCTCAACTCGCAGGGCGTGACGATCGACGGCGGGGCGCGCATCGACTTCAAGCGCTACCCGTTCGTGCCGCACATCATCGACAGCCGCGCGAGGAAGACCACGGTCATCAAGTCGGCGCAGCTCGGGATCTCGATCGCGTGCATCCTCAAGGCGCTCGAGGGCGCCCGCACAGGCGGTCTGCGCGGCATTCTCTACGGCTTCCCGTCCGACCGTGAGGTGCAGGACTTCTCCAAGGCGCGGCTCGCCCCGATCCTCTCGCAGAATGCCCACGTCTGGGGCGAGTCGATCGGCGATGCGGAGTCGGCCGGCCTGCGCCAGATCGGCAACACGTTCCTGTACTTCCGCGGCATCGGGCAGAAGGGCGCGAGCCCGAGCAAGTCGCTGTCCGTCATCAAGTCGATTCCGATCGACTGGCTGTTTCTCGACGAAGCGGACGAGATGGACGACTCGCGCATCGACGCGGTCGAGCACCGGCTCGACGGCTCGCTGCGGCCCGAGCAGACCTCACTCTCGACGCCGACCCTGCCCGAGTACGGCGTCGACCTCGCCTACAAGTCGAGCAATCAGATGACCTGGCACTGGCAATGCCCGAAGTGCAACGGCTGGACGTGCCTTGAGGAGACGTACCCAGACTGCATCGCCGAGCCCATCGACGGCGACGCGCACTACCTGTGCGCAAAGTGCCGCAAGCCGCTCGAGAAGGTCTATGGCGAGTGGATCGCGAAGCGGCCCGAGGTCACCGATCACCTCGGCTACTGGGTCTCGCAGCTCTGCTCACCGACGAAGACCGCGAACGACATCCTGCTTGCCGCCGACGAGGCGATCCGTCGCGGCCGGATGCGCGAGTTCTACAACCAGACGCTCGGTCGCGCGTACGCCGAGGTCGAAGACCAGATCACCGAGGCGCAGCTCAACGCGCTAGTCCGTGATGAACCGCGGCCCATCAACCACGAGGGCCCGTGTGCGATGGGCGTCGACCCGGGCAAGCCGCATTGGTACGAGGTCCGCTACCGAATCTCCGAGGTGGATGCGGTGCAGGTCGCACGCGGCAAGGCCGAGACCTACGAGGAACTGTCCGCCATCGCCAAGCGGTACAACGTCGAGTGCGGCGTGATGGACCAGGGCTACGACCCGAGCGCGGTGGCGCGGTTCTGCCAGGAGCACCCGGGATGGTACGGCGGGCTGTACGTCGGCCAGAAGAAATCAGACGCCGACTGGGAGCACCGGGAGCGCATGGTCAAGATGGGCCGCACGCGCACGCTCGACGACGCACACAACGAGATCCTGGCGAAGCGCATCAGCTACTACCGCAAGGACGAGTTCTGGCACGAGGAATTCGTGCCGCAGATGACGAACCTCAAGCGCGCGACCGTCGAGAACAAGGTCACGGGGCAGCGTGAGGCGGTGTGGGTCGTGACGGGTGGGCGCAAGAATGACCACCTACGCCATGCGTCGGCCTACGCCCACCTCGCGATGCAGCGCGTGGGGATCGCGAAGAAGGTGCAGCAGGCGTACTCCAACGCCCGCAACGAAGGCCGGCGCGTGGCTCGCCCGCGGTCGGCGATGGTGATGTGATGGCGGACCAATGGCCTATGGCCTCGTGGCTGTCGAGTCTGCTCGCAAGCCGGGACCAGCAATTCCAACCGATGTGGCTTGAGGATCAGATGCGCGGCCTGCGGCCTGGCTTTCAGGACGGGTACGACTACTGGGGCGCCTTGGCTGCCGGGGTGCAGCGTGAGCCTGGAGCGGACGGGCACATGCCGTCTCGAGTGCCCCAGACTGGCTTGATCCTCAAGAGCGAGGAGCACCCAACGTTCAACCTCACCGTGCAAGGCGAGCAAGATGCCGGGTACGAACTCTACCGCGGCAAGGATGGCCGGTTCTATTCCAGGCCAAAGGCGAGGAAGTGATGGCCTACGAGTCCGAGACCGAAGCCGAAGACCCGATCGAGCGAGACGACACGAAGCTACGTGCCGCTCGCAAGCGGTTCGAGGAAGCGTGCGATCACCACAAGAACGCCCACGCGGAAGCACACCGCGCGCAGCAGTTCTTCCACAACACCGAGGGGGAGGGCCAGTGGGCCGCCGACGACATCGCGTACCTGCGCGATCAGGGACGGCCCGTGCTCACGTTCAACATCGTGAAGCCGAAGATCGAGACCATGATGGGCATGTACGCCGACGCGCAGCGCCGGCCCGTCGTCTCGTCGAGCTCGAACCGCTCGCGCGTCGTCGCCGACGTGATCGACCTCGTGAAAGAGCAGGTTCTTCAGGACGCGCGCTACGAGCGCAAGAGCGCGCGGCAGTTCCGCACGGGTGTCATCTCGGGTGAGTCGTCGATTCAGGTCGAGGTGGTGCCGTCGCCGAAGGGATCGGGCTGGATCACGGTCAATCTTCACCGCGTCATGCCGTTCGAGGTGCATTGGGACCCGACCTCGATCGAGCCGGATCGCAGCGATGCGGGCTACGTGTTCTGGGACCGCTGGATGAACAAGGCGACGTTCGAGCACGCCTACCCCGATGCCGCGACTGAGTTCGACTCGCTCATGGGCAAGGGTGACTCAGACGACCTGTCGAACTTCCGCATCGGGGAGTCGGGACTCGGCGCGGTCGACCTGAAGGAAGACTATCGGGACGACGACTCGAACCATTACTACGCCGACCGGCGCAAGCACCAGATCCGAGTGATTCGGTACGAGTACAAGGAATGGGCGCCCGCGTGGTTCGTCACCGACTTGCAGTCGGGGCGACGCGAAGAGGTGACGCAGGACCAGGCCGAGAACGCGCAGCTCGCCGCTGACGTGTACGGCATGCCGATCCAGATGGAGAAGACCGACGTCGAGCGCGTGCGGGTGTGCGAGTTCATCGGCTCGACCATGCTCGCTGAGTACGACGAGGCGGGGCCGTTCGATGGCTTCTCGATCGTTCCGTTCACGTACATGATCGACGAGGAGACGGGCACCGCGTACGGGTTCGTGCGCAACCTGTTCGACCCGCAGCAGGAGCTGAACAAGAGCAAGAGCCTCGAGATCGAGTACATCGCGCAGGGTGCCGCGCCGGGCGTCACGGCCGAGAAGGACGCGATCCCCGACGAGGAGCAGTTCCGCGCCGAGCTGCGCCGTCCGGGTGGCGTCGCGATCGTGCGCAAGGGTGGGCTATCCGAGGGTGCGGTCGTTCCCCGCAACCCGATGCCGCCGTCGCCTGCGGTGATGGCCCGTGCTGAGAACTCGGTCAACCTGCTTTCCGAGATCAGCGGCATTCCCAGCGCATCGAACCTGATCCCCGCCGAGCACGCTCAGGCCGGAGTGACGGTCGCGATCCGGTACAACAAATCGCGCCAGTCGGTTCAGGACCCGTTCTCGAACTTCGAGGATTCGCAGCGCGAGGTGGTTCGGCGTGTCGTCGAGTCGATCACGCGGTCGATGCCCGATGACCAGATCGCGGCGATGCTCGGCAGCGAGGATCGGTTCGTGATTCAGGGCGGGCAGCTCATCGAGGTCGAGGAAGGCCCGAACGGCCAGAAGGTGCCGAAGTCGCAGGCTGATCTGCGCATGATTCGGGACATGGACTGGAAGCTGGAGTTTGAGCACACGACCGAGAACAGCACGCTCCGCATGATGCAGCTCCAGGTGATGCTCGAGATGAAGCAGGCCGGCGTACCGGTCGACCCCGAAATGATCGTTGAGAAGGCGACCACGAGCCGGACCGATCGGGAGCGGCTGCGCAAGTACGCCCGCGAGTCGTCGCAGGCTGCGGCGATGGCGGCCGACCGCGAGGCCAAGACCTTTGAGGGTCAGACGCGCGGGATGCTGATGATCGAGGGCATGAAGGCGCAGGAGGCCGCGCGCCACAACCAGAGACAGGAAGAGCTGACCTCCGACAAGCAGCAGAAGGACGCCGCGATGCGGCTGCTCGACATCTGGGAGAAGGCTGACGACAACGAGAAGGCGCTGATGTTCAGCACGTTGCAGCTCGCGCATCAAAACGACATGGCGAAACGCCAGGAGGTTTCCGCTTGAGTCAGACCGCAGAGAAGATGACCCCGCAGGATGAGCTTGAGGAGCTGCTTGGCTTCAAGGCCGAGCCCGAACCCGAAGACGAGGCGCCGCCCGCGCGCGAGGAAGAGGCGCCCGCGGCTGAGGTGGTCGACGACGAACCGGCGCCCGAGCCCGATGAGACGGTCGAGGATGCGCCCAGCGACGAGGCGCCGCCGATCGCGGCCAAGGCACAGGGTCAGCCCGAGACGGCAGCCGAGCGCCGCGAGAAGGCGCTGAGAGCCGAGATTGCGAAGCTCCGGCAAGCGGCGCGAGCTCGCGAGCAGGCCGAGGGGATGCGGTTTGCCCCGGCCCCGGTCCAGCCCGTGGCGGTCGAGGCTGCCCCGAAGAAGCCGGCCGGCGTGCCGGTGCGGGTGTCTGAGGATGGGTCGAGCGTCTACGTCGACCCGACCGAGCTGGATCGGCTGATTGAGGAGCGGGCCGCGCGGACTCTCGAGGAGCGCATGAAGCCGACCCCCGAGCAGGTGAAGGCCGCTCACGCGCAGCGCACCGTGCAGGCGTTCGTGTCCGAGAATCCCGAGACTCACGGCCCGGTGATGCAGACCACGGGCGAGGCGATGAACTTTCTGAACCTCAGTCTGCGCAACGCCATGCAGCAGACGGGGGCGGTGGCCTACACGGCGGAGGACCTGATCGCGGTGGCCCGCGAGACGGGCGTCGCGGATCAGGTGGCCGAGTTCTTCCCCGACATCGCGCCCCACCTCGACGAGCTGATCGAGGCCGACATCACGGACAACGTGGCGTGGCGGGCGCGGATCATGCGGCGCATTGCGGCGGGCATGGCATCGGGCGATGCGGACCCGGGTCCGGCGCCGGTCCGGTCTGCGACTCCGCAGCTTCGGTCGGTCGCCAACGCCCCGCGCAGCCTCGCCGCCAAGGGTGGCACGCGCAGCCCGTCGCCCTCGGTCGACCAGCAGGAGTTCGACGGCCTCGAACGCGAGTTCCGCAAGGATGTCGTGTTCTTCCCGCCCGAGAAGCGGCGGCGCCTTGAGGAGCTGGGCAAGAAGCTCTCGAAGGCGGGCTACGTCTAGCCCTTGCGGCCGCTCTGCGGCTGTGCGATGACGCAGATAGGGACTCGCCGCCCCATTCAATAGCGGCGTGCGTCGCCGGCATTCGGGCGCGTTCCTCATGGAACGATGGGCGTTACGCGGGGCTCGCCCTCCCGTGGTGTCGCCGACCTCATGGGCGTTGGCCTTCGGGCCGGTCGTATCGGTTGCCGGATCTTCCACCGGCGGTTGCTCGCGGACCTCACCGCGTGGCGCGCTCCCAGCGCGCAGGGCGTCTTTCGCGATTCGCCCGTCGCAACCGACACAACGGGTACAACTCACATGGCATTCACGGAATTTGCCACCAATTCGCCGCAGGCGGTGAAGCGGTGGTCCGACATGTGCATGGTCGAGACCTTCGGCAAGATGCGGCTTCGCCCGCTGATCGGCCGGGGCTCGAATGCGTGCATCCAGCTCAAGACCGAGCTCGACAAGAACGCGGGCGACACCGTGTACTACGACCTGCGAGCGCAGGACCGTGGCACCGGCGTCAACGGCGACTCGACGCTCGAGGGCTTCGAGGATTCGCTCACCTTCCACCAGGACACGCTGCGGGTCAACATCAAGCGGAAGGCCCACGCCTTCAAGACGATGAGCCAACAGCGCACGGTCCACGACCTGCGCGAGCACGGCCGAGACTCGCTCTCGGAGTGGTACGCGTGGTTCATCGAGGCGGGCCTGATTGCCCACCTCGCGGGCCTCTGTGGCAACGGCAACGAGTCGGTTGAGTCCGCTCTCGGCGCCAACACGGGCTCCGCGGACTTCGCGGGCAACACCA